CGGTAAGCAAAACAAAGAAACGAAGTAGTGTGCAAAAAAAAAAAAATCGTTCTTTTTGTGCGTTTTGGTTGATTATTTTTTTTTTTTTTTTTTTTCCCCCCCCCCCCCCCCCTTTTTAAAAAGTTATTTTTTTTTTTTTTTTTTTTTTTTTAGGAAGCTCGAGAATAAAGGGTGCTATGTGGTGTCTCAAACAATTATGTTATGTTATGTTATTACAATATCATAAGATACCCATCTATACAACCAATTAATTGGTGACAGGAGTAGATACGTAGATGAATAACAGGATAATAACCCTATGGTAAATAAATTACGTAGTATGGATAGATAATAGCTGCTCTATCCGTAGGTGCTCTAGCCTATAGCTCTAGGTTACGACAGGAGGTAAGAGATCCTCTATATCCATAAGATATAGTTCATCTATACCATTTAAGCAAAAAAATAGAGCATACCACGGCCGGGATAGTCTCTAGCCATAGTATGCTCAGGTAATAGATTTATCTCCAGTTAACACACCAACTTATAACCATAGTATCATACGAATAACTATGGCCTAGATACTCACATAGTTCATTAAACCATAGTCTAAACACCTTTATCACCTCCCTATCATCTATTTCCCTAGTCCCATTAATCTAGATCATGGCCGGCTGAGTGTTATTTAGATAGCCTTCAACTCCTGAATCAAAGCCAGCATTTCACCTTCATCATGATTGCCCGAGGTCAAGGCCTGCATGATCTCAGCACGCCGGGCCGCCTTCTCGTCCACAATGGCCAACTCCACCTTATCCCCGTTCATACCCACGGTGATCAAGACCTCGTCGCCGTCATGCATGGTCTCACAGGCCTTGCGGAACTTGGACCGGAACCTGACCTTGAGGGCATCAGCCAACAGTGTCGGCGTGGCCTTATCGTCGACTTGAAAGGTAAAGTTCAACTTTCTCGTCTTGCCACCACTGATTTCAGTCGTCCCTTCACAATTCACCTTTATCATGGCTTGCTCCTTTATCTAGCCATGACCTAGGTTAATGAGACTAGGTATCTTAGGTTGCGGCACTGCTAGTCCCGCCTGTCATAATCAGTTGTCGAGGCCTGACTACACGCCCGTCTAGATTGTCAAAGAACCACTACCACAGGTACACTGCATCATCTGCATCACCCTATGTTACATTTATCATAACATATCCTAGCCCAATGTCAAGCAAATAATCACAATGCCCAATGCCTAGCCCCGCTAGGGGGATGCACACCTTGGCGGGCGGGAGGTTGACCTCTCCGCATTTTGTCCCAAAATTTCAATCTAAGGATAGAGGATGTGATAGTGGAGGTGATTGACGAGATGGGTGATGTGCTATGGTAAATAAATTACGTAGGGAGGAGGAAAGGCAAATGCTTGGCGCCAAGAATAAGGGATCACTCCCAGAAATGACCCCCCGTTCATTTCAGTCCCAGCGCTCCTTTTTTCCCAATGATTCCTTCCCAGTGAAATGCTTCGCTTTTCACCAGAATAGAGTGCAAAACAAAGTTCCTAATACCACCTAGAAAACCTCCCTGGGACTCCCAAGAGAAAAAATTTCTATAAAATTCTTACCTGCCATCTGTACCAAATAATTGGTTGCAAAGATTCCCTTTTTATGCCATAATGAAGGAAATAAGGAATAGTTTTATGTCTAGCAATCCTACAACCTGCAGACGATCTCTCTATGGTTTTGAGATAAGGGAGCACGACCATCGGAGGGATGACTCTGGAAGAAAAACGCACGAGATAAAGCAGGTATGGCAGAGGAATCATGAGATCCTACGCCTAGCCCTCCTTGGCCACAAATATGTAGACATAGCCGCCACCCTGGGCATCTCGGCCCAAACGGTTAGTAACACCCTTAACTCCCAACTAGGGATGGAGAAGCTCTCTGAGATGAGGGCAAAACGTGATGCTGATTCAATCGAAGTTGCAGAGGAAGTCAAGAAGCTCTTTCCAAAGGCCTTGGAGATATATGAAGAGATCCTTCATAGTAACTCGGATGAAGTTTCTTTTGAGCTCAAACTCAAAGCGGCCAATAATGTTCTTATGGACCTCGGCGGGCACAAAGCTCCGACAAAGATCCAAGGACAGTTTGTGCACGGGCATCTGACTGCTGAGGATCTTAATGTTATCAAAGAGCGGGGTAAGGAAGCTGCTAAGGCCCGTGGACTATTGGTGGTAGAAGCTGATCTTGAGGATCAGGAAAATACGTAATCTTTGGTTAAAAATTTACCAAGCGCGGAAAACGGTAGTTTTCCATGAAAGATCGCAATAACCTGAATGAGGTCTCCATGGTAAGTGATGGCCTTGCCAGCACAGGCATAACTAGCGACCAGAAGACTTTGGTGCCTAAGGTCTCTATCATCATCGCTAATCGGAATGACACGGTGATGTTGGCGGTTACGGTTAGGTCTGCCTTGGAGGCTTTGAAGGAATTAGGAGACGTATTCGGGGACGTGATTATAGTGGACAACTCTGACGAGGCTATCTATAAGGCCCTTCCAAGTTTCATAGGAAGTAGATACCTCACTGAGGGAAAAGTAAAAATCTTGCGCCAATCATTTCCCTGTCTCTTCACAGCACGTGAACTAGCAATCCAATCCTCCCTCGCCGAATACGTCCTCTGTGTCGACTCTCACACTATCTTCGGACATAACATGGTGAAGGATCTAGTCTCCTTCATGGACGACAGAGCTGACGATCCTACTATCGGCTTCGCTCATGCACCTATCTCTTGGGCTCATCAGCATGAGGCTCGGGCCAAGCATGATCGAGATATCTCTATCCACGAACTCGGAGACTGGAATAAAGCATATAAAGAAACTCGCCCTATCACTTGGAAAGGTATGCCCTGGATTTGCCGGCGCTCATGGTTCCTAGATAAAGAAAAGGGCCTAGGCGGCTACGGTGCCCTCTCCCAACACCGTATCTCATGGGGTGGCGGAGACATGCACATCGGTACGAAGCCCTGGCTACTTGGTTTCTCCAACTGGGCAGTGCCTACCTCTCCTCTAATCCACATCGGGCCCTTTCCACAAGATAGCCTCAAAAGCAATCGCAATATAGTCAAAGTCTCTCCTGCTGACTCTACCTCCTACGCCTATCGCCTCTACGGTGAATCAGGAAACTTCCCTCACGCCTTCGGATTTCTAGTTTCCTGCTACGTCCTCGGTGGTGAGCCTATGATGAAGCGCAATAAAGATATTATAAGTAATAAATTCGGAAAGTTCATAGATGTTGACAAGTGGTGGGATAAAGCTATTGAACTCGGCACAGATGAAAAAACCTGGCTGGACAATAAGAAAGTCATGTCCTTTGAAGAATTCCTTTCAACTAAGCCATGGGAAACTATGGTAAATAATTTACGGAGTTAAATCATGAAAAGACTACTATTAATCCTCTTCGCAATATTCCTCATCACATCTCCTGTCCAAGGAGAATTCTTCAAAGACATAATAGTCACCTCTCCGACAGGCATCTGGACTGACTCTCGAGCCTACACTACCCTTAGTGCAGCAATAACTGCTATCGGAGCATCTGAACAAGACCTCTACATAGCCAAAGAAGAGGTAGTAACTACCTTAGTAATCCCTGCTAACATTCGTCTTCATTTTGTAAAAGACGGTGCAATAGCTAACTCGAACACTCTAACTATTAATACCAAGAATATTCACTCCGACCATCAAATCTTCACTGGCGCTGGAGCAGTAAACTTTGCCTCAGGCACCGAAGTCCGATCTGTATGGTTCGAAGATTTCGAAACAGCTATAACTCAAACCTCTAATGATACAGTAACTCTCCTCATTAACAAAACAGATACTCTCCTCAACAGTGCCGCTGTCGGCAACAATGTTCTTCTCAAGTGGAATGCCTCCAACCTCATTACCATCACAGCTGGTCAAACCCTCTCCAACATCGGCGATATATCCGCTCCTAGCGTTCGACTCTTCGTTATATCTGGGAATATTACCTTTAGATCCTCTTCTTCAATACAAGAAATCGACGCTAACTGGTTTGGCTCTAGCTTAGCAACTCTAAGTCTAGCCGACGCTGCTGCAGCTGCTGCAGGAAAATCATTAACTTTCTCTGGTCCTTGGGTAATAGACATAGACTTACCCCTCTCTAGTCACATCAAAGCATTATCAGGCACAGACCTCCAAATAGCCACCACCAAAAACCTCACCATCAACGGCACCCTGGACGCTGGTCTGTATCAAATCTTCTCTTGTACCGGCACGGGTAAGGTGCTTTTTGCTCGTGGTGCAGTCTCCTATGTTTGCCCTGAGTGGTGGTATTCTGGATCGGGATCGTATCATACTGCTCTTAATGCAGCCTATAAAGCCTTTGATGGGCTTTATACTTCCGTTAAATTATCCTCACAAGTATATACAGTTACTAATTCTCCCTGGCTTATTGACGAGGTGCGTGCGGGTGAAATAGTAGGGTCTGGAAAAGGCATATCTACAATTTATCAAAGTGGTACTGGCCCTGCTATAAGTATTCAGACAGGAGCTACTAGTTGTAATTTAACCTTTAGTCACTTTTCTATCATAGGTAATCCTACATCAAGTTATGGGATTGTTACAACTGGGGCTATGCTTAAGTTCTTTGATCTTGATATTACTAACCACGGCAGTCATGGATGGTACTCAATTGCCAATGGTTGGAATATGACATTCAGAGATGTTAATTCTAATTCCAATGGAGGTTCTGGATTTAAGTGGGATTATTCTTGTGATATGCTTCAGATGACCGGAGGCAATGCCAGTCTTAATACAGTATACGGAATACATTGTGCTGTGACCCAACTATCTAAATCGGTACTTATTCAAGGTGTCAGTATTTATAGTAATGGGAGTAGCGGAGCTATGTTGTCCTATGGACAATATAATTTTAATTCAAATTATTTAGAAAGTAATGTTGGGATACAACTTCATATATATAATTGCCAAGGGGGGGCAGTAACAGGAAACAGTTTTTACGATTCTACTGGTGTTTCTACTTACGGAATGTATCTTAATTCAGATACTACAAACCTTAGAACTCGGGCAATTCAAGTATCTGGAAATATATTTCAAGGGATGTTAACGGCTAATATTGTTGACATTGTTCATAATAGAGGTTGCATTATTGGACCTAACAAGGCATGGGATGGCGTTAATATACTTGTCAGTACCTCAAACATTATCTTTGATGATGATGGTATATATACAGGGATAGGAAATGTTAAACGCACAACAGGTACAACTCCACCAACTAATGGAATTTGGGGAGTAGGAGATTACTGTGAAAACACTAATCTTGTAGTAGGACAGCCGGTAGGTTGGGGATGTACAGTTGCTGGTGGAAGTTATAGCGTTACACGGGCAAATACTACAAGTTACAATGATGGGGCCTGGGCTTTATGGACTACGGGAACTACGGTTTGGAGATGCGTTGCTGCTGGAATAAGTGCCAATAGTCCTCCAAGCATAGTTGGGAAGGTGGTTGGCAACACGGTAAATGACGGAACAGTTATTTGGCAGCTTATGAGTTTATCTGTAACTTCATCAACTTGGGTGCCGGGACCCATCTTAGTAGCAGTTCTAACAGCTCCCGCAGTCCCGGCCTCGGCTGTGGAACAGGCAAATGCCAACGCCTACCCGGTGCGTGTTACAGTTATAGGTGGAACAGTTTCGGCTATCGCTATAGGGCCACCCAGCGGAACAGTGGTCACTGGAGCTACAACCGGGGCTTTTATCTTACAGCCTGGACACGCTATCAAAATCACCTATACTGGTGCCCCCACCTGGACTTGGGCGGGGATGTAAGGGAGAAAAGATATGAAGACCATAAAAGCGACTCTTTTAGCCTTATTGGTCGTAGGATTAACAAACATAGCTTGGGGGCAATCCGTTATTACAAGAGCTGGTATCCCTCCGAGCACAACCCGTTCTAACGGGTCAGCGCACCAGAACAACGACACCCTTGCCTGGCTCACTGACTACAACAGATGGGTGTCGGTGCCTGGCTTCTCTACGACCGACATAAGTTATCTCACAGGTCTTACTTCTAATGTTCAGACCCAACTAAACACGAATAACTCACTATCGACTACCGGCATAAATCCCGGTCACCAGCACACGACCGTAGCTGTCGCCACAGGGACGAATACGCTGACGGCCACCTACACACCGTCCTTGGGATTGAATACCGACCCGACAAAGGCAGCAGATGGCACCAGGGTAATACTGACAGCGGCTGGAGCTAATACCGGGGCAGTCACGTTTGCCCCAAACGGATTGGCTGCGAAGGCGGTTGTCAAGGGGACGGGGACGGCGCTGGCGGCTGGGGATATTCCTGGGGCCGGTTATCAGGCTGACCTGGAATATAACCTCTCGGCGAATAAGTGGTTTCTGCTTAATCCTACGCCTGCGGCTGGGGTTCCTACTGCCATAACCGCGGCGAATGAAGCCTCAGATGTCACTTGTTTCCCAGCTTTTTTCACCGATGCAACTGGTAATCTCGGACCTAAAACTAATACCAGCTTAACCTTCAACGCATCTACTGGTGCTTTCGGTCTTACTTATGCCATTCCAGCCACGGCGAACAATGGCCTCCTGTCATTAGGCAATGGCCTTTACAATGGAACTGCCCATGCCTTCGTTGGTAGTGCTGCTGGGACAGCATTAGCGATTAATACGCCTCATGGCTTTACCGGTAACATGATTGATATTCAGAATGGTAGTGCCAATGACTATGATCAGCTATTCATAGTTGACCAAAATGGTTGGGTTAAAGTGGCAGCGGCAGGTGGAATTCGGGCTATTAATCCAAATGCTTCTTTGCAAATGGGCTGCCCCAGCCATACAATTTATCACCACGAATCAATCTTAGCCCATGCCGATATTGCACCAAATGCTATAGGAACTACTTCAAACCTTCATGTTGATTCAATATTCGGTGATTCCGGGCAAAATGGAACAGGAACTTATGCTGGAATAAGGGATGCGGTAATCTGGCAAATAGAATCATCTGGTACAACTACTCCAGTGGGGTTTTATTACGATCTTTGGATCAACCGGACTGAAACAAGCCTTGGCCCGGCTGGTTCCACTCATCGTCTGATTTCCGCTGGGACAGGTGGGGCTTCTTACACGGAGAAATTTGGAGTTACCAATACCGGGAATGTCAAAGCGACTATCCCGCAGTATGCCAATAATACGACGGCCTTAGCCGGCGGCCTTACTGCTGGAATGTTTTATCGTACTGGCGCAGACCCTGACGTGGTTTGCGTGGTTCATTAGGGAGCCATCATGACAATAACTAATCTCGGATCGGTAATCAAAGCACGGGTACTATACCAAGGCGATATAGCTGGGCCGCCGGTGGTCGGTTTGACTCATCGGTATTGGTTGGTGATGTACACCGGCGCTCTTGGCACGAGGACTCTTGATCTGGTGCGTCTGGATATGGACACCGGAATTGCTACAGTCACAACTGGCCCTCAGGGGAAGCCGTTCAACTCCGGGTTTCAATTTCATCCGACTAATGGGTTGATGTACTACGGGACGGCGCAAGGTGGTGGCGTTCCCAATATTCTCTGCTCCTATAATTTTGCAACTGGCGCTACGGATCAGTTTGCCTTCATGCCGCAGAATCCAAACAATGGGTATTATGACGAGCCGGGATTCTGCATTTGCAGTGATGAGTCGCCTTCAAGGGTGCTTTATGGAAGTGGCGACGGTGGTTCAGGGATTTTGTGCGCTTGGAACCCAGTAACACGGGTGCAACAAAATTATGGAATACTAGATGATCCTGGTGCTCCATATGCAAGATATCTTAATAGTTTCCACGGTGATGCGAACTATGCCTATGTCTCTATAGCAGACAGCTGGAACAGCAAGCATTATCTCTGTATTGTTAATTTTGCAACAGGCGTAGTTACAGTAAAATGGAAGACGGCGGGTTATAGTTGGGTTGATATAGTTCGAGGGGTTTCTGGTCCTCCTTATGCTATTTACGCTAATCCACAAATTAATGGGGTGTCTCAAGGATATTACCTATTGAACGGGACTGCCGATCCGGTCTATCATGGTGAGATTAACACCTGGGATGTAATGAACCTTCATAGGTATCTTCCCAGGCCATTGATGGATGGCTATACGGAAGATAGTAGTTTGAGTAATACCGGAATGTACTCTTCTGATCCAGCCGATACCCACATACAGTTGGGATATGGAACGCCAAGCCATCCGGCAACAGTTTTCGTTGCTGCTCAGTTGTCAGCTCTGGATAACTATTCCGTGATGAGGTTGGCCCTTGACCTCGATGATAATTTATTAGTTCATGGCCCAAGTTACGCCCCTACAGTAAAATATGACAGGACAACGGGAGTTGTGACTAATCTGGGCCAACCTGGAATGAGTGCCTACGCTACCTATGCTGATAAGCGCCGGGGGAAAATATACATCGGCGGTTATGCCAAGGGTTCTTTTGCAGTCTACGATCCGGCTCAACCGTGGGTGCCTTATGTCAATCCTCTCCCTCGCCCGTTTACCTCTGAGGCGCACGTTGCGGCAAAATATATCTACGATCTTGAGAGAATGGTAGACAATTCTATTTGGGCTGGAGGAAATTACACCAGATCAGATTATGACGGCGAACTTATCCGATATGATCCTGACGCCAACATAGATACCAACATAGAAAATGACCGAATCACCCTCTACGCCTTTCAGAACATGGCTTCGAACTTGGCCCGGAGCATGATGGTGGTGAGCGGGTCTTTAGCTCTCGATGGAACTGTCAGCAAGCTGTTCGTCTTTCAGGTGAACAGACAGAACGATGCCAGCATGGGGCATCATGGACTGGTCAAGATCATTGATTGTCCAGCAGGTGGCCCCTGGCGTGTGGTCAGCATTGAGACAGGAGTTGCAGACATAAACCGCTTCATCTGTATTCAGGAATCCAATAGTCCACATAAGGCGTTCTGCATCAACATTGCTACAGAGCAGATAATCTGGACGCAGGCGTCTTTACCTGGACAGTCCGTTTTTGTGCAAGGAATTAGACCGGAGTTTGCTTATGGCTATGTGTGGTATATCGTAGGAAGCAACTTAAAAAAAATGGACCCGGCTACTGGGGCTATAACCAATGTCACAGTATCGGGGACTCCTGTAACCGTGTCCGATGTGAATCCCAACGAAGGGTTATTGTGGGATAAGACAAACAAAATTCTTTACTATTGGGATGCCTACACCCTGGACCTTTACCGAGTTGAAGGGATTGATGGGATTTAATAACAGCCATACTTTTGATAGCTAATTAAATGAAACTACTTTACATTTTATATCTCTTGATAATAGTTCCATATTTGTTTATGGGTTCTTCTTTAGGTGCCGACCCAGGACCACCTAAACATGAACTTGGCAGTAAAGAAAATCCATATTATAGCAAGTCAGACGATCAAATATCTTTAAAACAATATTTTGATTTTAGACATAAGGCATTAG